CAATTTTTGCTTCAGATTTAGATGTTAAAAATTGTGCTTCAGCGTTATCACCAGTAAGGTCGCTAAATGTTATTGTTGGAGTAGTATTGTATCCAGCACCATATCTTAATGTAGCATATCCAGTAGCTGGTGTTCCATCTCTTCTTAAAGAAGCAGGTGTGCCAAGATATTCTAAAGTAGCAGAACCATTAGATGCTGTTCCAGATGTATGAGTAGGAGCAGATGAACTTGTTGTTCCTGCTACCACTACTTTGTAAAGTCTGTTAGAAACATAAACAGATGAGTTTAATGTTACTGCAGTATTTGCTACCCACGCTGGTGACATTATAACTGTACCAGATGTATGTGTTGGAGTGCTAGAACCAAATACACCATTAGCTACTACTGTGTATAAATTTGAACCTTGAGAAAATTGGTCGTTAGTATAAACAGTTCTAAATGTTTCATATGGTGTACCAAATGTCACTGTTGGGATAGATGTATAGTCATCTCCAGGATTTACAATGTATGTTGAGATTACTTTATCACTATAAAGTTTTGATTTAGCAACAGCGTATTGTCCACCACCACCAGTGAAAGTTATTTCTGGTGGTTCAATGTAACCACTACCTGGAGTAATAATCACAACTTCTTTTATTCCGCCAAATAAAGTAATACTATCAACAATACCTGTTTCTACAGTAGCAGTCGCAACTGCTCCTGCACCACCACCACCACTAAATGATACTGATGGGTTAGTATATCCTGATCCACCATTAACCACAGTGATTCCAGTTATAGGAGAACCACTTAATACAGGAGTTAAAGATGCTCCTGTTCCTGCTGGGTCTGAAATAACAATAGTTGGAACTGAAGTATATCCAAGCCCTGATGTAATAATTGTTACGGCAGTAATAACTCCACCAGAAACAGTAGGAATAGCAGAAACGCCAGTGCCACCACCACCAATAAAAGATAGTGCTGGAGAAACATATCCTGAACCACCATTAGCTACGTTAATTGCAGTAATAGTTGATGTGCCAATTTGTGCGGTAGCTACTGCACCAGTACCAGTTGAGTCCGTGATTGTGATAGTTGGAGCAGACGTATATCCAACACCAGCGTTTGTTATATTAAAACCTGTTATGTTTTCAGGATTCACTACAGTGGCTTCACCCCTAACAGTGCTTCCAATATATTTTAGAGCACATGTTCCGTTTAGCACTGTTCCAAATCTATGAGTTGGTTCAACAGACCCAGTTGTTCCTGGAGTAACGACTTCATAAAAGTCATTTTCAGTGTTGTATAATTTTTGTCCCAAATTCACTAATGTAGTGGTAGACCATGTAGATGCATCTGATACTGGTGGTTGAAACACTAAAGTTGGGTTTGTGTATCCAGTACCAGCACCAACAACTACAACACCATTTAAGAATATTGGATCAGATTCAAGATAACCATCACCAGTAACAGTGATTGTGGCAGACGTGTAATCTTTACCTTTATTGGTGATATAAATGTTATCAAGTTTACCATTAGAATAAAAACTATTTGTTAAAGCAGAAACTACTGGAATATGAGTATCAGTAACAAATTTATTACGAAGGTTAATTGGAATGTTATACATAAACTTCCAAACATAACCATCAGTTAGTTTAATTGGTTCTAATATAGAAGTTGTTGGTTTAATGAGTGAACGTGAACCATTATTATTATCAAGACACTTGTATACGTTAAACTCGTCTGTGACAACATAAAATTCAGAGTCTTCTAATTTTTGACTACCACTTGAAGCTATACCAACAACAGCTTGTAAATTTGCACCAGAACCAGAAGCAGATGTAATAGTAACAGTAGGAGGAGAAGTATACCCTCTTCCACGATCCGTTAATGTTACCGCAGCAACTGCTCCATTTGCAATTTCTGATACGATAGCAGTAGCACCTGTTCCACCACCACCAGTGATGGTAACAGTGATATCATAAATGTCAATAAACCCAGATCCACCAGAAACAATATTAATACCAATAAGTTGATCACTATATTGATCATCATACATATCATATACTGTATCTGGAATCCAAGGTTTTCTATCAATAACAAATGCGACGTCTGATGGTCTAATTTGTTTTAATGTAATAATCTCATTTCTTACATCTGCTTCATAAGCTAAACTGTCAACTGGATATGGAGGATTATCTTCATCTTCCCAGTTTAATGTTCTGCCTAAAAAATAGTAGTATGAAGACGAGCGTGT